GATACTCCAGTACCCCTCGCCCGAAGAATGAAAAGCGACATCCCCAGATTTTATCTCCACCACTATCGGACCATCGGAGAAGGCCTCATTTGCCAAAATATCCCCAAGTTCGCCCCCGACTCCGGATAGCCGTTCGTGGTAGCTGATTCCAACCTCTGAGCGATACAACCCTGGCTTGATGTCTTTTCCAACGAGCCACCAACCTGGCCCGAATGATGTCTGTTGTTCTGGTTGATAGGAGTCGTCGAGAAGATACCATTCTCCATCCCCATTTGACTCGAAGGCCACATCACCCTCTTTGATTTCTACCAGGACGGGTCCATCGTCCGGAGTTTCATTGGCGATGATGTCACCAAATTCTCCACTGACTCCAGACAGCCGGGCGAAGTAGCGGACTTCACCCTCGGTTCGGTAGACCCCAGGCTGGATGTCTGTACCGACGAGATGAGTCCCCTCGCCGAAGCGGGTGGCAGGTTGCGCTGAGATCGTGGCTGCAGTTGCGATCAGGATGGCTGCCGCGATAGCGAATCGGTTTCTTTTCATGGGGCCCCTCCTGTTGGCTTACGTATTTTCTTCGGCCTTGGAAACAATATACGAAATTTGGAGAGCGATTACTGTATCGGATTTTTTACGCTAACGTGAGGTTTTGTCTGAAAAAGGCCGACTATGGGTTGACTTTTTGCCTCAGCCCCAATAAAATACCGACAACGGACGTAACGCGAGCGCGATAATCGGGAGGCGCTCATCATGTAACCAACAGCGTTTTTGATCGACGACAAGGGAGGCGCTCACATGTAACCAAGCGCTTTTGATCGACGATATCGAAATATCCTGCCGGTCCTGTCCGGCGGCGCAAATTGAAACGGGAGCCCTAACTCACGTAAGGGCTCCCGTTTCGTGTTCTTGGGATCGCAAGGAGTTAGGGCTCCGAACGATTCCACTGGAGGGGGAGGGCGGCTGGAAAGCCTTCGGCGAGCCCTCCCCCTCATACTTCAACACTTCACGGGAGCCGGAATGTCACTTTTCGGCCGGATTTTCGGCAGGAAAAAGCCGCGCACCCCGGCCCTGGAGCCGATCGAGCCCCAGGCCGAAGCGCCGACTGTGCCTAACGTGTCGAAAAACCACCCCATCTCACCCGTACATCCCAACTTCAGTTTTGTTAGCAGCGACCGGCTGTCCTGCCCCTGCTGCGGAGAGATCATCCTCGACTATCGCTTCTGGCAGCACATGGACGCCGAGCAGCAACTGCGCACCTGGTGGGACGCCCCCCTGGCGATAACCAGCGGCCATCGCTGCGCCGGCCACAACAAAGCTGTCGGCGGGGCCGAGAAATCCCAGCACCTCCACTTCGCCACCGACAACACCCCCTCGCTGAATTCCCCCCGTATCGCCGCCATCACTGGATCCGGCGACCGCCGCATGGCCATCGCCCTGGGACTACTCGCCCGGGAAGCCGAACGGCTGGGCTTCACCGGCATAGGCCACTACGACAGCTGGCTGCACCTCGATCGCCGACCGGGGGATCTGGTCGAGTGGGACGAAAGAACGCGTTCGGTATGACCGCCGAAGACTGCAAGCGCCTGGAAGAGCGGATCGACAAGGCCATCTCCGGCCAACGCTGGATGGTGGGCATTCTCATCACGGTCTTCCTGGCAGTCTTCGGATTGGGAATGACCTGGGTCAGTGATTCCATAGCGACGGTCTCGGAGGATTTTGGTCAGCATGAAAAGAAGGCATACCACGACGGCATGCCGGTCTACGTCGGCGAAGTGAAGGACAACATGGTCCAGGCCGACACGGAGATCCGCGAGCGCCACCATGACGACTACAACCGGCAGATGGAGTCCATCAGCGAGATGAAGGCGTTGCTCAGGGTGCTGGAGGAGCGCAGTCGGAAGTGGGAACAGGAATAGGAGACCAATATGAAGAAGTTTCTGTCGAGAAAGCTGATCGCCGCCGTCGCCGGCACTGCCACGATCGTCATGGTCCAGGCTGGTCTCGATGAGCAGGTGGCGGCCAAGGTGTCCGAGCTGATCGCCGTGGTGGTCAGCGTCTACATCGTTGGCCAATCGGCGGTTGATCTTGCGGAGACGAGGTGAAGATTTGATGCTCGGGCTATTGAAGGTTGTCCTGGCGTTGAGCGCCAAGCTGCCCCAGTTCGGCGGCGCGATGGCGAAGGTGATGCTCCGATTGACGTTAAAGAGTTGAGGAGAGGTAGCAATGGAAGGGACCACCCCGACAACGCAGCCTGAGCCCACCCAGGTCGAGAAGGAGCTGGCCGTCAGAAATGCGGAAGTCCGGAAGATCCTGGGCATGAGGGCCGACCAGTTCGTCACCGAGCGGCACGTTGCCAGAGCTCGCAACAGGATTCGCCGGCGGGAGATCAAGGCCAAGCAGAGCATGGACGTCAAGACGATGGTGGCGCATTTCGGAGAGCGGGCAGAGGAAGGGCAGAAGAAGGGAACCACGTTCCGGAAAGAAGTGGCGTGAGCGAGACGACCGAACCCCGCCCCGTCGGACGCCCGACCCGCTACAAGAGGGGGCTGGCCAACGAGATCTGCGACCGGATCGCCCTGGGGGAGACCCTGCGGAAGATCTGCGAAGAAGAGGAGATGCCGGATCGCCGGACGGTCTTCCGTTGGCTCGAAAAACATGATGAGTTTCGTCACCAATACACGCGCAGTAGAGAGCTGCAGCAGGAGCACTTCGCCGACGAGATCCTCGATATCGCCGACGATGGCCAGAACGACTGGATGGATACTAACATCGGCCCAATGGTCGACAAAGAGGCGGTCCTCCGGTCCAAGCTACGCGTAGATACCCGGAAATGGTTGATGGGCAAGGTGGCACCGAAGAAGTATGGCGACCGGACGGCCGTCGAGCACTCAGGCCCAGGTGGTGGACCGATCGAATACCTGGACCAGCAGCGCCAAGCCGATGCCGAACTGGACGAGTGGGAGAAGGAAAACGAGCCTGCCGATGAGGAATGAAGCGCAAGAAGGAGCTCTCCAAGGAGGCGCGATTCCTGCGGATGTACCGACAAAAGCCATCGATCTGGCTGCAGCAGAAGATACGGATCGAGCCGGCACGGTACCGCTCGCAGGAGGAGCTGCAGGCGTGGCTCGATCGACAGCCCGCCGACTCGCACAGCTGGGCGCGGGAACAACTGGGACAGGGACGGCTAAAGCTCGACAGCACCCGGTCCTACCAGACGCAAGCCCTGGACATGATGGCCGTACCGGGCTGGTATGCCTTTCAGTGGTGCAACGGGGCCGCCAAGACAGCCACCGCGGCACTGTTCGTCCATTGGTTCCTCGACTGCTTTCCCGGGGGGAAGGTGCTGACCACGGCCGGGACCTGGTCACAGCTCAAGGAGCAACTGTGGCGCGAGATAGCCAGCTGGGCGACCCGGACAAAGATGCCGATTGCAGCCAACTCAGCACCGCAGGGCATCGGCAAGACGCAGATCGACATCGCCCCCGACTGGGCAGCGTTCGGTCGAGCAGCCGACCAGGGGGCCACCTTCGAGGGGGTGCACGCCCAGCATGTCCTGGTCCTGATGGACGAGGCCAAAGCGATCAAGCCGGAGATCTTCGAGTCGGTTCGGCGTATCCTGCGCGGCAATCCCGGCGCTCATTTTTGGTGGGTCTGTCTGTCCAGCCCTGGTTCGCCCTCGGGGCCGTTCTTCGACATCACCAATGGCGAGCAGGCGCACCGCTGGACCACTTTGCGCATGTCGGCCTACGAGGCTTCCCGAGTCGATCTGAGCGTAGTAAAGCAGGATGCGGAAGACCTGGGCGAGAGTTCGCCGTTGTTCATCTCGATGGATCTGGGCGAATTCCCAGAAGAGGGCGACGACGTCATCATCCCACTTTCTCTGGCGCAGTCGGCTGTAGGGAGGATAGTCAACACCTCTGGTCGTCCAGTCTTAGCGGTCGATGTGGCGCGACTGGGAGGAGACGAGACGGTCTTTGGGCGGTTCCGCAATCGGGCGTTCGATATGCCGTTGATCTACCAGGGGAAGCGGACGACCGAGACGGCCGGCCATCTGGTGCGGATGCGGCACGAATACGGGACGATGGCTATCGACGATGGGGGCGTGGGTGGGGGCGTGGTAGATATGGCACTGGAGGAGAATCTCAACGTGTTGGCTATCAACGCCGGCAGCAAGTCCCCGGATCCGCACTACTTCGATCTGGGGACGAACATGGCGTTTGCCGTTCGGCGCGAGTTGGAGCTGGGGCAGGAGAGCCAGGATGATCCGGACGTCGGGATCAGCCTGCCGGAGGATAAGCGGCTCCTCCACCAGCTGGCAGCGCGCAAATACGAGGTGCGACGGAACGGCCAATTGAAAGCAGAGAGCAAGGCAGATATGCGCAAGCGCGGCGAGAAATCCCCCGATCGATCAGACACCCTCAATATGGGTTGGTGGGTGCGTGCGGGTGAAGTCGTTGGGAGCTCGCTGTCTGCCAATTCGGAAGATCAGCGCACCACCTTCGGCGGTTTACGGGAGCAGGCATTGTGAATCTGAGAGAATTTGTCAGAAGCTGGCTTTTTGCCGATGCGCCGGGACAACCTGCGGGCTTGGAAAGCTACCAGGGCGCCTCCGGCGTGCGTTTCTCCGGTGGTGTCATCGATGCCGGCGAGTTCAACACCGACCTGAAGGGCACCAAGGGGGCCAAGGTGTACGATCAGATGCGCCGGGAGGCGATGGTCAAGGCCCCCATCCAGCTGATAAATCTGCCCATCCTGGGAGCCAAGTGGGACATCGAGGCCGAGGACGATGCGGTGCGCGACTTCCTTGTCGAGGCTTTGTTCGAGCGCATCGACTGGGAGCAGTACCTCCGCCACTGCCTGCTGACCTACACTTTCGGCTTTGAGGTGCTGGAGAAGATATGGGTGAAAGAGGGAGGCAAGCTCTGGTATGAGGCGCTGGAGCATCGATCGCAACGGTCGATCGCCAAGTGGCACGCAGACCCGGAGACGGGCGCCCTGGCCGGCATCGAGCAGCAGGCCTGGAAGGGGAGCGAGTGGGGCACGTTCAAGATCCCCGACGAACAGAGCCCTATGGATGCCCGGTTTAAGCTGGTGCACCTGGCCCTCGATCAGGAGGGCAACAACTTCGAGGGCATTTCCGGTTTGCGCGGCGCCTATCCCTACTGGAAGGGCAAGACCGAGCTGTTCAAGTTCGGGCTGATGGATGCCGAGCGTTTCTCTGTGGGTATCCCCGAGGCGGAGCCACCCCTGGATGAGAGCAGTGGGGCTCCTCGAGGACGGTTCAGCCCCGAAGACAAGAACGAAGCCATCAGCATGCTGCAGCGCATCCGTGCGGGCGCTCAGGCCTACATCTGGAACCCCGGCGGGTGGAAGTTCAAGGTGTTTGGCAAGGAGAAGGAGAAGCAGTTCGATCCTATCCCGCTGCTGCAGTACTGCGACGAGATGATCGCCCTAAACAGCCTTGCCGAGTTCCTCAACCTGGGGCGCACCGCCACCGGGGCCCGGGCCGTGGCCGATCCGCAGACGGCGCTCTTCATGTTGGCATTGGAGTCGATGGCCGAGTTGATCCGTATCCGGACAGAGCAGTGGGTCATCCGGCCGCTGATCGAGCTCAACTATCCGAATCCGCAGAATATCAAGGCCGGCCTGCGGTGGTCTGACCTGGAGACCAAGCACCCGGAGAAGGTGGCCGAGTATATCACCAAGATGACGGCCGCCGGCCTGCTGACGCCCGATGAGGATCTCGAAGATCATGTCCGCGAGGTGGGCGACCTGCCACCCAGGGAGGGCGAGGTATCCAAAGCGGCAGGGGAGCGCCCCCACCGGAACCGCATCTCCCTGGCGGTCTCTTCCTACTGGCGCGATCTGACGCCGGCAGAGAAGACGGTCTCCCTGCGCGAGATCGACGGCAAGCAGGACGATGCCGAGGAGCGTATAGGCGACCAGGTCGATCAGCTCAAGAAAGTCTGGATCGACGACTTGGTTGGCCAGATCGACACCGCCCTGGCCGATGGGGATGTCCGGGATGTAGCCGATATCTCGATCGACAAGAAGCTCCGGTATACGGAAGTCTCCGAGACCATCAGCCAACTGCGTGACCTGTTCCGGTTTGGGCGGCGCACCGTCCGGGAGGAGAAGGCGCGGCAGGCCAAGCAGGCGACCGATGGCGCAGGGAGGGCCCTGCGCGACGACGACATCACCGACAAAGAGATCACCGACGGCCTCTGGGTGCGCGTCCGCAGATACTTCGACAATCTGGCCGCCCGCCTCACCTCGGTGGCTGTCGAGAGGGGTCTCAACCTCTCCCGGACGAAGGGGACCGACTACGACGAGGCCGACCTGGAGGAGATCAGTGCCAGCCTGGATGATATGTTCGGCCCGACCGCCCGGATAGAGGCGCGGGTGCTGATCGCCGAAGCGTTCACCCTGGGCCGCAACAGAGAGGCAGAGATACAGGCCGACGATATCGCCCGGGTTGAGTACTCGGCCATCCTGGACACCAACGTCTGCTCTGTGTGCGAGTCTGACGATGGCCGGACGTTTGTGATGGGCAGCGCTGACTATTATGCCCACATGCCGCCGAACGCTTCCTGTCTGTCGACCGCGTCCGGATCTAACAGATGCCGTTGTCTGTACGTCTACATCTTCACCACTGAACAAGAGGCGGTACGCTGATGGCCAAGAAGAAGAAACAGCAGCAGAAGCTCGAGCTGACGCCCACGCGGTTCAAGGAGCGGCTGGCCAACCTGGACGAGCAACGCGGTCGCCTGGTGGCCCGGGCTCGTGAGGAGATCGGCACCTACTACACCGCCCTGGTGGGCGGACAGGCCCAGCTGGTCGAGTCCCAGCAGGATATCCCGTACGTCGAGATGTGGGCGGAGGTGCACTGGACGGAGAAGGCGGCGGAGATGATCCGCAACGACGAGTTCCGCTACATCTCGCCCGAGTTCGATCTGGACTACACCGACGTGGGGACGGGCGATCGTATCGGCGCTGCGCTGTTGGCCGTTGGTCTGGTCAACCGGCCGTTTCTCAAAGGGATGGCCAAGGTCGAGGATCCCGATGAGGACAATGTCTCGCACGTCCAGGTCTTTGCCACCGGCGAGTATTTCCACCCGTGGTATGGACGTTTCTCTATCCTGCCCAGCCACCTGCAGGAGATGATCGACAATATCGACGCGGTCTTCAGCTCTGTGCGCGAGGAGAGCGACCATCCACCGACCGAGATGATGGTCGATTTCAATCACAATAGCCTCTTTGGCAGTCCCGACGAGAGTCTGGCCGCTGGCTGGGTCCGTGGAAAGGGCATCTACACCCAGGAAACATCTGAGAGCAAAGCAGCATCTGAACCGCCAAATCACCCCTCCACCACTCCCTCACAAGGAGTTATCACCATGAAGGAAGAAAGAATCCGCGAGATCCTCCAGCTGGGGGAAGACGTGGAAACTATCACCGATGAGCACCGCGACCAGGCACTCGACGCGCTGGACGCCCAGCTGGCCGAGAAGCCGGCAGACGAGTCCCAGCAGGCCAGCGAGCCGGCCTCGGGCACCGTGCAGTTGTCCGAGGAGCAGCACACCCAGCTGCAGACGCAGGCCACGGCCGGCGAAGAGGCGCTGAAGAAGCTCCAGGAGCGGGATGCTCGGGACGCCGCGGCCAGTGCGCTCAGCGAGGGCAAGCTCACCCCGTCGCAGAAGGACTGGGCGGAAAAGTTCGCGCTGAAGGATCCGGAAGGGTTCGCCGAGTTCGTCGCTTCGGCCCCGGTCGTCGTCGACACCACCCGCCACGGGTCCAACCAGGAGGACACCCGGGCGGAGTCGGAGAAGATCCAGACGTTTCTCGACGAGAAGGTCGCCGGTGGGATGGATCTGGCCGATGCTCAGGGAGCAGCGCAGAAGCAGTTCGGCGAGGAGGCGTTCACCGCCTACCGCAACCGCAACAAGAAATAGATCCGATCAGCTCTGGTTGATCGGCTGTCCACACCCCGGACAACGAGATGAACCGCAACCTTTTGAATGGAGAGTATCATGCCTGATGGAGCTGTCACCATCGATCTCGGGCAGAACAAATCTGCCGTCGATCTGTCCGGGAAGCAGTATTACGCCGTCCGTCTGGACGAGACCAGCGGACAGGCGAGGCTGGCCGTCACCGCATCGGTCAACGCAGGGATCCTGCAGAACAAGCCGGTCACCGGCCGACCGGCCGCCATCCGCGTTTTTGGCGAGTCGTTCGGCGTGTGCTCGGGGGCGGTCACTGCAATGGATCGCCTGGCGCCCGACGATAGCGGGCACCTGGTCGTCTCGACCACCGACACCGACGAGGTCATCGCTTTCGCGATCGAGGCCGGTGGCACGGCTGGCGCCTCCTCGATCCTGAACGTGGTCGCCATCGGCCCGCAGACGATCGCCGGCTGATAGGGCACGCCCCTTTCGTGATCACCCCGCAACGATTCCCATACTGGGGTGTTGCCCCAGCCTACTGAAAAGGAATTTCAACCATGAGCAATCCTACCGCCTCCGACGTCCACATCGACGCCGCGCTGTCGGATCTGGCCATTGCCTGGGGCTCTCAGCAGTACGTCTGGGATCAACTCGCCCCGGTCGTGGATGTCCCCAAGCAGTCCGACAAGTACCACATCTTCACCCTCGACGACTTCCGCCGAGATGAGATTCCCGGCCCCCGAGCAGAGAAGACGCTGGCCGAGCGTGGGGAGTATGGCCTCTCCAACGACAGCTTCTACTGCGACGACTGGGCCTGGGGCAAATCCACGTCCAAGGAGGCCAAGAAAAACGCCGATGCTGCGCTCAACCTCGAGCAGGCGGACCTCCGTTACTGCCTCGGGGTGGTCAACCGCAGGATCGAGCTGCAGTGGGTGTCCGAGGTGTTCACTACCTCCGTATGGGACACCGACATCACCGGCGCCTCGTCCGTCTCGACCAACCAGGTGATCTACTGGTCCACCGAGGCCACCTCGGAGCCGATCCAGGATGTGCGGGCGCAGGCCGACGCCATCCAGAAGGCCACCGGCGAACGGCCCAACCGGCTGGCGATGGGGCGCGAGGTGCTGACCGTCCTGCTCGACCATCCGGACATCGTCGATCGCCTGCCGGTCAACGCTATCCGCGAGGTGATGCTCAAGCACCTGGCAGCCTTGTTCGAGGTCGATGAGATCATCGTCGGCGTGGCCAGCTACAACTCGGCCAAGAAGGGCGCCACGGTCTCCAATAGCTTCATCTGGGGCAAGAACGCGTTGCTCTACTACGTGCCGTCCAGTCCTTCCAAGGACGTCCCGTCGGCGCTCTACTCGTTCCGCTGGGGACCCCGCTCGGTGCTCAACTACGAGGATACCCCTGCGGGTAAGATGGCCGACGTCATCGAGGTGCACGACTACGTCGATGTGAAGGTCACCGCGTCGGAACTCGGGGTTTTCTTTTCTGGAATCGTCGAGTAAACCGACCTAACCGGGTCAGAGAGGTATAGGTCATGGGTATCAAGAGATTCAGACGGAAGCTGGTGGCGCCGGATGTCCAGACCGGCGCAGGCACCATCGGCACGACCGAACTGGCCGACGATGCGGTCACGACCGCCAAGCTCTTGGCCGCCAACGTCACCACGGCGAAGATTGCCGACGATGCGGTCACTAATGCCAAGTTGGGGCCGGTCCTGCCCAAGGCGCTGAAGTTCCAGTACGACTTCGGCGATCTGGGTGGGGCGCAGGGGGCGATCACGCTGACCGACGAGGACGATGCAGCGCAGACGATCCCCGACAATGCCCTGATCCTTCGGGCATATATCGAGGGGATCACGTCATCGACCTCCGGCGGATCCGCCACGGTTAAGCTGGGCATCACCGGCGATGATGACGCTTTCATCGCGGCCACCGCTTTCGACAACGGCGAATTCGATGCGGGTGTGCTCACCGAGCTGGTGGCCGGTATTCCGATCAAGACGTCGGCCGCGGTATCGGTGCTGGCCACGATCGCCACCGCCGACCTGACGGCCGGCAAGTACAACATCTGGGTCGAGTACATGGAGGGAGATTGATCTAAGATGGTAAACACCCCGAACTCTCTCGATCATCGTCTGGAGCAGCTGGGGGGAAGCCTTCGGGTCTCCCCCCAGCCCTCCAGCCCATCTCAACCCCAACCCTCCCAGAGAGATGATATGAGCGGTATCCATATCGTTGTGCCGCTCTCCTGGGAGATGACCTACAAGCGGCACAACGCCAGCATGTTCGGTCTCCGCAAGGGAAATGCTACCACGACGTGGATCCAGGCCGATACCATTGCTGGGATGCGCAATGAGGGGATCAGGCGGACCCGCGGGGAGGGAGCCAAGAAAGTGCTTTTCATCGATGCCGACATGACCTTCGATATCGACGCCCTTGAGCGGCTTTTGAGCCACGATGTCCCGATCGTCGGGGGTCTATGCCGGCAACGGCGGGAGCCTTTCTCTGCCACCCTCTGGCGACGGGAGGGCAAGGGGCACTTTATGGTGCCTCCAGAGGGCCACGGCCTGCAGGAGTATGATGCGACCGGCGGCGCTTTCCTCCTGGTAGATATGTCGGTCTTTGACGGTATCGACAAGCAGGTCAACGTCGAGGGTCGATACTTCGTCGATCAGCGTGATAATGTGGCGTTGCCCAAGGAGGAGCGCTGCTCGGAGGATATCTACTTCTGCAACCTGGTCCGCCATTGCGGCTTTCCTCTCTACGTCGATCTATCCTGTAAGATTGGACACCTGGTCATCGGTGAGGTTATCGACGGCGACGATCACGAACCCCAGTTCAGATTAGAAAAAGGAGCACAATAATATGCCCCGCGTAATGATTACCAAGACCCTCGGTCGGAACATCGTCGAGGGGACCGTCCGGAACCTATCGGGGGCCTCCATCCGGAAGTTGTCGAAGGAGCACGGCGACGACTGGTTCATCCAGCCCAAGGGCAGTCCCCGCAAGCGCTACATGCTGGAGACTGCCGGCGCAACCAGGAAGACAGGGAAGGACAAATGAGCAAGCCAACCCTTACCGAGACCCTGGCGGCTGCCGCGGCGGTTGACACCGATCTGGACGTCCACGGCGGCCCGGTCGATCTGCTGGCACTGACCAACCTGTCTTTCTTCGTCAAGAATTCCGGTGCCACAGCGCTCAATGCCTGCTCGCTGGACTCATCGGCGGACGGCACCAACTGGGTGGTCGAGGATGCTGCGACCCTGGCCACCCTGGGCGCGGGAGTCACCAGCCAGATCAACGTGGCCAACAACGGGCGGAAGTTCTGGCGGCTCAGAGCCTCCGTGGCATCGAGCACGACGACGCTGCTGATCATGGTCACTGGCAACTGAGGAGATGACATGGACACCCCGGAAAAAGAGACAGAAGTGCCCCTGGTCGAAGCGCAGGAGGAGCAGGAAGGACAGCCGCCGCAGGTGGTCGTCACCCTGAAAGAGACAGCCCCGGGCAGTTACGGGACGCACGTCATTTGCCCCACGGATTTATTGCTGACCATGCGGATGTTAGCCAGGGCGCAAGAGGCGATCGCCTGCAAGATGGGCCAGGTGTTGAATGGGAAGGAGGAAGAGGTGGAGGAGCCGAGTCGGATCTACGTACCGCCACGTTTCGCGAGAGGAAACTAATGTACGCGACGATTACCGAGGTGCAGCACCTGCTCGGTCGGGTGTGCACCCCAAAGGAGAGGGAAGCGGTCGAGGGGGCTCTGGTTGATGTCGGCGAGACGATCAATCAGGCGATCAACGAGGCGGGCTTCCTGGCGCCCATCCCTCCGGAGGATGTTTTGCAGACCCGGGCGCTGCGCAACCTGCAGGCCACCGGCGCCGTCCTGGTGCTGGACGAGGCATGGAGGGAGTGCTTCGAGGATGGGATGGAGAAGCTGAAGGCTGGGAAGCTGCTCCCCAAATACCCGAACGTGGCGATGAAGCACGAGCCTGGCGATGGGGCCCCATCCGGAACAGTGACGGCGGCCGAGTTGACCGAGGAAGAGGAAGAGAAGCTGAAGGAGTCGCTGGCTGAGCTCCCGGAAGAGGTGCTGGATGCCCTGGCCGAGGTGAACGAGGAGACGGATAGCTGATGGCCGTCACCATCCCCACCGAGGGTTATTGCGACGAGGATGATGTCGTAGGGTTGACCGGTAAGGATTATTCTGCGACCACAGCGCCCACCCTGGTCCAGCTGAAAGAGTTCATCACGCAAAAAGCGGACATGATCAACGGGGTGCTCGATGCCGTGGGGTTTGTCACGCCGATCAGCGCTGCTGCTGCTCGCTCGCTCAACATCCTGAAGAACCTGAACATGAAGGGCGCGGCCGCCGATGCCGAGAACGCCGTCCCGGGGATCTTCGAGGAAAGCGATCGCGCCCGGGCGTGGCGGCTCGAGTATGAGGCCGCACTGGTGATGCTCTCACGCCGGCGAATGACCCTGCCCGATGTGTCCGATTCGAACGACACCCCGGTGGCCGTCGATGATCAGAACCCGGCGGGGTCGTTCGATGTGGACAGCAGTGGCAATGAGAATGATCCAGCTTTTGGCAATGATTGGCAGATGTAACCCATGCCGACCCGTCAAGACCTATTCAACTTCACCTTCGAGGTCCACGGACAAAAGCAGCTCGACCGTGCACTCGGGCTCTACTCGGCGAACATCAAGGATCTGCGCGGCGTATGGCCGGATATCCGTGATGACTTCCTCGAAGGGGGGCAGGCGCAGTTTGCCAGCCAGGGCAAGAGCGGATCAGGAGGATGGAAAGCACTGTCTCCTGCCTATGCCGCCTGGAAAAACGCACACTTCCCGGGCAAGCCGATCCTGCAGCGCCAGGGAGATCTGATAGGTAGTCTGACCAACAAGAGCAACAAGCGATTCATCTACCGGCCGTCGAAACTGGGGTTAGCGATCGGTACACGGGTGCCCTATGCCCGGTATCACCAGACGGGCACACCCGACATGCCGGCACGGCCGCCGATCCAGCTGACCAAGGCCCAGCAGACGCGCTGGATGAAGCTCATACAGGAGCACATTTTCAACACCGGACAGGGTTACCAGAGAGCGATTATCTGATGGCCGGCAATCAGAACCCCCGCTATGCCCGCGTGGCACTCGAGTCGATGATGACCAACGATCTGCCGGCGTTCCTGGCAGCGATCGACACCGAGATCGACGATGGGATCACCCTCGAGCCTATCGCCAGGTATTACGAGGCGCCCCTGGCCGACTATGACACCTTCCCGGCGGCGCTCATCCTCTCGGAGAGTACGCAATATCCCGACGAGGACCGGTCGGATGATATCCGCTTCCATGAGATACAACTGCAGGTCTTCATCTATTCGATAGAGAAGATCAACGGCCTGCTCCCCGGTGAGATCGCCAACGAGCGGCTCGAGCGCACCATGACGGCGATTGACCAGATGATTGAGGCCAATTCTACCCTCCTGGTGAGTGGCACGCACAATGCGGATATCTGCCTGCAGCAGAACGTAGCCTATTCAGATTTTACACCCCGTGAAGGGGGCGTGCTCCGTGCCGCCCTGATGAACCTTGAAGTTTATTTTTCTTCGTAAACAAGGAGCGTGAGCATGGGAACCATTCAGTACGGTGATAAGCTGCAAGGCTTCATCAAGATGGAAACGGGCGGCAGTTACGGGGTGCCCAACAACCCGACGACCGGCGACGGTTTCAAGGCGCGGATGATCAACCTGGAGGACTCCGATCGTCGACGGGAGGCCCCCGACGATGACGGCGGGACGTTCTCTGTCCTGGAGCGAGCCGAGGGGCGTCATATGGCCAAGTGGACGGCGACCGTCCTGTTGCGGCTGTCGGGCTCCCTGGGTGTCGCCCCCGACATTGGGGACTTCCTCAAGCTGGCGTTCGGCACGGAGACGGTCACCGGCTCCACCTCCGTCGTCTACACGCAGCTGGAGGACCGTAGTGCCCTCCATGCTGGTATCTGGGCCGATCTGGGGGATGTGGTCGAGTTTGTCCGTGGGGCCGTCTGCTCGCAGCTCAAGATCACCTGGGGCGGTGATGATTGGATCGTCCTGGAGTTTTCGGGCCCGGCCAAGGAATTCGGGGAGACGTCGGAAAACACGACCGATGGATGGGGCACTGCCCAGACGACGATCACGATGGACGACATGGACTATTACGCGACCTACTCGTTGGTGCAGCTGGGGACCAACACCAACGGCGGATCCGGTTTCTTTATGACCTCGCTGGACTTCAGTGCCGAGACGGCCGAGCTGGATACGTCGGAGAGCTGGCAGGATGAGATCACTGTCGCTCCCTACCTGCCCACGCCGGTCTTCACCGGGTCGCTGGTGCCCTTCGGGACGAAGGTGACCACGTCGATCGATGGCGGCTCAACCACGCAGCGGGCGCTGGGGGGTGAGATCGTCCTCGATACCGGCCTGGGGCTCCTCAACGAGGAGGAGGGGTCGGATTGCCCGACCGAAGTAATCAACACGGGCAAGTGGAAGGTATCGGGCAATATGAAGATCGTCTGCCGCAAGTCCGACGTGAACCTGTTCAGCCAGTCGCGGCGCCAGGTGCAGAAGGATGTGCGCTGGACGTTCGGGACGGCCTCTGGATACAAAATGCAGATCGACGCCGACCAGGTCGAGTTCGATCCGGTAGCCAAGGACATCCCCGATTCCGGGATGGTGACGGTCACCATGCCCTTCGAGGCGTTGGGATCGACTGGCGAAGACAACCTGTCGGCCACGCTTATCTGAAAGAAAAACCCTTTTTGGCTGGGCGGCGCAGTTCACGGGGTGTCTGCATTCCCGGGCGTGGCCCGGGGTCGCCCAGCTAATACACCCCGTAGCAGGAGATTCGCAGAATGGATTTTGGAACCGGTGGCGTAGAAAGCTGGAACGTCTTTGTCCCCGAGTATGGAGGCAATAGAGAACTGCCCCCTGATCAACGGCTCTCCCTGGAGATCCGTTTTTTGCGTTCGATCGATCAGATGGCTTTTGCCCAGCAGACGGAGGACGGCCTTTTCCGTTGGCGCAAAGAGCATCTCAAGGAATGGCTCGAAAAGGACGAGTACAAGGATCGCATTCTTGCCCTGGGCCCGGATTTTCTGGGGACGATGAAACTGCTGGCCGAGCATACCCGGGCCTGGCAGAACTTCTTTTTTGACGGCGTCGAGGTGACGGATCCGATCGAGCTGTTTATCCGTCTACCCCTACCCAAGCGGGAGAGCCTGCTCGTACAGCTGCTCACCCTGGCCGAGACGATCAACGACCAGGAATTCCGCGACGCCGATCATGCCTGGGCGTGGGCCGAAAAGCTCCAGGAGCAGACGCGGGAGATCATCAACCAGGAGGGCCAGGGTAAAGGGTTGATCGAGGAGGTGCGCGGTGCCATCGAGGCGACGGCCGGCCTAACCGGAGACGCGCTAAAAAACTTGATCTGCTCGTTCGCTGGGAGCTTCTCGGAGACCAGTACGATCCCCAAGGACGAGCCAACTGCCCTCGATGTACCGGAGGATGCGACCCCGCCGGCGTCTGCGGACATCTCTCCGGCGAAGGAAACGACCGTATAATCGAGCTGGGCGAAGATATCCATTTTGGATGTCCCGCCCTGGAGATCACCCCGCAGAGCCGTCAACTCTATCAGCTCTATCGATTGCTCTGGAGGGATAGCAACGCCACCCTGGCCGAACGGGCCCATCTTTCCATTTACTATCTAACCGCCTTTCAGCACCTCGAGCGTATCGAGCCGATCGTAAAGGAACAAGCCCAGAAAAGAGCGGGAAATGGCCAAGAGTAGACAAGATCTCGACATCCTGATCAATGCCAAGGATAACGCATCCAAAGTTATCGGGGGCTTGAAAAAGGAAACGTCTGGTTTCGGGACGGCCACCAAGGCGGCTATGGGCGTAGCGGCTGCCGGCGCCGTCGCCCTGGGTGCCGTGCTGGTCAAGAGCATCGGCGTGGCGGCCAACTTTCAGCAAAAGATGGCCGGCGTGGCAGCCGTCACCGGAGCGACCGGAGAAGATTTCGACAAGCTGACCGCCCTGGCCAAAGAGATGGGCTCGACGACCAAGTTTTCCGCATCGGATGCCGCCGAGGGTATCGAGTTTTTGGGTATGGCCGGCTTCGAGACCGACGAGATCATGTCGGCGCTGCCCAAGACGTTGGCGCTGGCAGCTGCCGGCAACCTCGAGCTGGGGGCCGCGGCCGACATCGCCTCCAATGTCCTATCGGGTATGCGTCTACCGGTGGAGGAATTGGGGGGCGTCGTCGATGGGTTGGCCGTCACCGCAGCCAGCAGTAACACCAACGTGGCGCAGTTGGGCGAAGGGTTCAAGCAGGT